ACCACGGCGGCAATATTGCGGGCTTTAATTCCCGAGCCCTTGCACAACCCGCAAGCCTCGCAAGTTGTTTTTAAACCGCCCTCGGGGGTTGCGGGGCATATTATTTCACCCGCTACAATATCGGCGGGGCTCGTTATGGTTCGGAACGTTCTAAACCCCTCGGCCCAAAATTGGCGGGCTTGGGCTAGGGTATCGGCCGAGGCCATACAAAAGCGGGTAAATTCTCGGCGGCTATCTTTTGACGTTCCCGCCTCGTTTAATTGGTGGGTGTAACCCGTGAACGTTTGGGCCTCGGCTAGTAGCTCGGCCCAAATATGCGAGGGAACCGCCATTGGATCACCATAGGCCCCCGCCCTTATTTTTTGCCCTCGGCCGTATCTCTTTAACTCGGCCTCGTTAACGGTTGGATAAATACCCCTATGATATGATTTAAAAACCGAATTCGGGGCTTGTATTAAATTAACATAACAACCCCGCCCCGTTGCGTAGCCCTTGGGGTTATTATTTGCGCGGCCTCTTAATGGGCAATTGCCGCATATTGAATAATCGGCCCCCGTTCGGTTTGCCGTTATTGGGTCAATGTCTCGGGCTATAATCCAAACTTGAACCATGCCCCCCGTTTTTCGGTTACTACTTCCAACCGTAGCAATTGCCACAATTGGGGCCCCGTCTAATTCGCTCGGCCCGTCATATAATACGGCCCCGTTAATTGCGCCCGTTCTCTTAAATGGTGTTCTCGTTTTCATGTTAAAACCTCGTTAGCTAGTGAACCTCGGGAACCACCCCGAGGGCCTCGCAAAATTGCGGCGGCTCGTTCATTATGCATAAAAATAAAAACCTTGCAATAGTTATGGGCCCCAACCGACCCCAGCAAAAACAATTTTCCAGCCCCCCCTATGGCGGGTTATTATAATAGCAAGTGATTAAATATTACTCTTACACGAGATGTATTTGTGTGTTTGCCGCGCCAGAGGTTTGTTTTTACTTGACCCTGAACAAAAGGTGATCCAAAAGGGTGAGGTGTCTCACAACAATACAAATTAAGCAGATACCAATGCAAAATGTACAGGAGGGTGCAGATGAGGTTAACAAGTGAAGAAGCCGAAGAGATAGGAGAAGCCCTATTGGATGCGGTTACACTAGGCCGAGCTACGAAAGCTTCGGTTAACATTACCACCACAAGGTCAGGTAAATATGTAGCACTAGTGGGAGATAAGGACTGCGGCACTCGGTTTGAGGTAGATCCTCCGACAGAAGAGCCAGAATCCCGTACCCCATTGAAGGTAGCTGTTTAGCATATTGCCGCGCCAGACATTTTCAACATCAAGAGGCCCTTTTTGGGGCCTTTTTTTGTGCCTAATTAAACTTTCCTCCCCCCAATAAAAAAACCCCCAGCATGATTCCGAGGGTCAGTCGGTGCTGGGGGCTAATACTTCACTAGCAATGAAGCAGGTTCGGCTGGTGGGGTAACCAACCTATACAATCAGTACACAGGGAGGAAGATGTACTGACAATTATAATACTACCCTAGTACACTAACAAATGCAATACTATACATTAATTATTTAGTATAATTGACGTATGGAGAAACATTTGTTAGTGTCACAGTGTTCCATAACCAAAAGGGTAAGAGAATGAAGTTAAAATATGTAGAGAAGAGGACACGCAGTGCGGGGCGTGTTGTTTGGGTGGTAAATCCACCGCCCCATTTAAGGGATAGCGTCCAAGCTGAGTACAAACAGTGTGACGCGCTGTCGGAAGCTAACGAGTACGCTCAAGATATCCTTGATGCATACGACGATTATAAGAGAGGTATAAAAAGACAGGCCAAGGCCGCTGATGATACGGTTGATGGCTTGATTGGGTATTACAAAAGCACCAATGACTACGCAAAGCTAAGTAAGAACAGCAAGCACTTCTATCTGACAATGATAAAAGAGGCTCGCCGCGTTTCTTCTAGCAACGGTACTATATTCGGTGAGATGAAGTCCTCAAATGTCACGCCAGAACACGCTGACAAGCTGTACATGAAGCTCCAAGAGCTCAAAAGCCAGCATAGGGCCACTCACGTTTGCAAAGTACTACGCAAAATATGGTTTATGGGCATGAGAGCGGGCCGTGTTAAGAACAACCCGTTCCAAAGAATGAACCTAAAGGGGCTCAAGTCTCGTACAGTCTTGTGGCAACCTGAACAGGCGGATCTTTTCATTAAAACCGCCGACAAGATAAACATGAAATCTGTCGGAACACTGGCTCTGCTATGTTATGACCTTTGTCAGCGACCGGGGGATATGCGTCATCTTACTTGGGGCAGTTTTTCCAATGGGTGCATCAAGTTTCGTCAGGAAAAGACAGATACACTTGTAGAGATACCTGCATCACCTCGGTTGGCTAAACGCCTTACTAAGCTAAAGCCTAAAGATGTATCACCAGAGAGCCTTATCGTTATTTGTGAAGCCACAGGTAAGCCATTTGATCGTAGATTGTACTCAAAATGGGCCGCTAAGGTTCGGTTAGCCGCTGGGCTACCACCAGAGCTACAGATCAGAGATTTCAGACGCACAGGGGCCACAGAAATGGCTGAAAGTGGTTGCACTGAAGATGAATTGAGAAGTGTCACAGGGCATCAAAGCCGTGATGTTTTATCAATATATGTTCGCCCGACAATTAAGTTAGCGGCGGCTGGGGTTAATAAAAGATTTCAAGAGAGGAATGCATAATGAATAATGTATACTGCACAGCGGCGTGTGACACACCAAATTGTTACCGTAGGTACACCGACAACATCAAAGCGCAAATGCTAGGCAAAAGTGTTAGCCTGTTTGATTTCACAGATCATTGTGATGATCACACAATTGAATTCCCCGCTGAATTACCAATGGAGAAGTCATATGATTAGCGCAACCTATTTGAATCATATGGGGGATGATCTCACAGTTGTTAACTCGGCCCGAGTATCCTTCAAGAAACATCATGATAAATTTGAAAGCAAAGATCCAAAGCTGATTAATTATCTGGCTGAACATAAACACTTCAGCCCCTTCGGGCATTGCTTTGCGTCCTTTCATGTTAAGGCTCCAATATTTGTAGCCAGACAATTGGTCAAACATAAATTTTTAAGATGGTCAGAAGTTTCGCGAAGATATATTTCTGATGAACCAGAGTTTTATGTTCCCGCTCAATGGCGGGGACGTAGTGCAGATAAGAAACAAGGTTCTGATGGTGAGGTTAAACTAGGCACACTAGATACCGCAATCGTGTCAGACAGCCCCAACGAGGCACTGTGCGCCTACAACGCCTTGCTGAAGTCAGGTGTAGCACCAGAGCAAGCCCGTATGGTATTACCACAGTCTACCATGACGGAGTGGAAATGGAGCGGATCGTTGGATGCATGGGCCGATATGTGTAGGCTTCGTTGTGCTCCTGATACGCAACTTGAAACACAGTTCGTAGCTCAAGAGATCTCAGATGATATGCGTAGGTATTTCCCTTACTCATGGGATGCTCTGCTAGGCCCTGAGCTAATGTCAGGGGCCCTATAATGTACTGGCTAATTGTGCTCACGCTGTTGCAAGGGGGGTTGTACGCTAACCCCGTAAAACCTTTCCCATCGTTCGCTGATTGTCAGTTCGCCCTACACGGGGCGGAGATAGCCATTAAAGAAGAGCATCAAACGATAGTATGCTTAAAAATAAAACAGGAGAAAGGGCATGAGACAACCAAGGGACTTTCCTAGCTTTGTTGTTTGGGATAAATATAAAATATGTGATTGGTGTGGTAGAAGCACCAGAGGCAAAACCTACTATGATGATCCCGCTGTGGTTTACTGTACTTCCTGCCACACAGCACTTGAGGGTAACCCCAAGGATTTATTAAAGGCAGATGTGGATAAATATTGTGGCCCTAGCTAGTGTTATTTATCCAGAACTCCCACTTTCTTCAACTCCACTACACTGGGAGTCGAAAAGAGTAGGAAAATAGGCACTTGGTTGCGGGAGTAGGATTTGAACCTACGACCTTCAGGGTATGCGTCTTATCAATGTTATCAAGCACTTAGGTGTGTATGGTAGTGGTAAGGCCCATACCTAGTGTCACAACAAATGTATAAAAACGCCTGAGTTAGTGTTGACGGATTGCGTTTTTGGGTGTATAACAGCGAGGCCGCCTTGGGGGGGCCGAGCTATAGGTTTTAGGGTTAAAGGGATATGTATTCACGAAAAGAACAGTATGAAGTAATTAGCAAAGTAAGCGTCATAGATGACGATACTAAGCGGATCAATTGCCCGTTCTGTGGTGGTAAATATACTCTTACAATATCCAAGCGTGAAGGTTCTTTAATATGGAACTGTTATAAGGCATCGTGTTCCGCCTCTGGTGGTAAACGAGTTGGGTATGGATTAGATGCAATCAAGCGTAAATTCGATGGAAGTACTTCAACAGGTATATACAAACGTACATACCCCCTGCCCGAAGTAAATTCATCTGTAGAACATCACGAACATATTTTAAAATATATTGATGATAACAATTGTCGTAAGGCAATTGATGAAGGTGCTATAAAAATCACCTACGATCCCTCTAAAGACCGTGTTCTATTTTGGATGAATGAAAATTCAGGAGCCGTAGGCCGTTCTATGCAAAAGAACGTAAAACCTAAATGGTTATCGTACGGGAATACTCAAGGTTTATTGTCTGTAGGAAACCAAGATGTCGGAATAGTTGTAGAAGACGCCGCAAGTGCCTGTGCAGTGTATGCCACTGGTAAATACACGGGAGTGGCCTTACTTGGGACAAATGTATCCCCATTACAGCGCATTCAGCTAAGGTTGTATACAAAATTGATTATTTGCCTTGACAAAGATGCCTCTCGCAAGTCAGTAATGTTACTAAGACAGCTACAAGGGGTAGTTAGTTGCACAGTAAAATTTCTTAACCACGACTTAAAGTGTTATGGTGAAAAGGGGCTAACCAAGTTAATCGATGATTAAAAATAGAGAAAATAAAGAAGGGTCTTCCCACGGAAGAAAAGCATCTGATTGGAGTGATCCTCATCAGGCTCCGCCGTATTGGGTTGTTTAATACTAACAATCTAAATCAACAATCAAGGGATGTTTTACAATGAAATGCAGAGGGCTCGTAGTAATCGATTATGACTGTCCGAAAGGGTTTATAGAAGCGGCTGAAGAACAGAAAAAACTTCAGGAAGCCATAGACCAATTATGTAGAGGGAACCCCAGAGTAATCCACCACGAGGTAGATATTCGGGAACGTAGAGGCGATGCAAAGCCAGATATCAAGAATATGAAGCTACGATTAAGCTAAATTCTAAATAAAAATATAAGGTAAAACCCTTATGTAACAAGGCCCCGCCATCGTGCGGGGTTTTTTTTATGAAAATTCTATTGCTAGTACCCCCCACTAGGGCTATAATTAGTGCAATTACGAGCACTTACAAAAGCAAAAAATAGGCACTAGAATGGAATTGAAAATATTAAAGGGACTGCTGTCGGCAGAATTTTACAACTCGAATAAGTCTAACCTTAGCCCAAAATTATTCGAGGAAGAGCTACGGGATGTGTACATCTGCATCACTGAAGGGCACGAAAAATACACACAAGATCTCAAGATCGATGACGTTAAAGCTATCTGGTTTAAGAATAACCCCGTGGCTACAAGGTCAGAGAAAGACACTATTGATGATGTATTCAAGGTTATAGACAGAGAAGAAGCTTTATCAGACGGGATAGCTGGCGATTTAATCAAAGAGCTATGGAAACGTCATGTAGGGCATAAGATTGCAAACATGGGTATTGAGCTCACTGAGGGCGTACCTGATGCAATGTCTCGTCTTACCACACTTCTAGACAATGTTCGTGAAGGTGTGATGCCAAAAGATTTTGGTGACGCCACTACAAAAGACATTGAAGAACTGTTGCGGATGACATCGGATGACAGTCGCTGGAAATTTAACATAGCCACCTTATCCCGTAGCGTCTACGGCATTGGCCCCGCAGAGTTTGGAACAATCTTTGCGCTACCTGAGACAGGTAAATCAGCCTTCGCAATCAGTATCGTGTGTGGCCCCGGGGGGTTCTGCGAACAGGGTGCGAAGGTTTTGTATTTGGGGAACGAGGAAGAGACTAGGCGTACAATGCTTAGAGCCATGCAAGCTTGGAGCGGTATGACCCGTGAAGAGATTGTTGCCAACCCTCGCACTGCAAAGAATAGGTTCGCCGCAATTGAAGACCGCCTAGAGATGAAAGACATCCAAGAGTGGGATCTACAAAAGATTGAATCTTACATTGAGCACTTGAAAGCAGACGTAGTCGTTATTGACCAAGGTGATAAGGTTCATATCAACGGCACCTTCTCAGCATCACATGAGCGTTTGAGAGAGTTATATCGCTCACTGCGAGAACTAGCCAAGCGTCAGCAATGTGCTGTCATAACCGTATCTCAGGCATCCAACGAGGCAAGAGGCCGTACCCGTTTATCGGGGTTCGATATGGAAGGTTCTAAGATCGGTAAGATGGCGGAGCTAGATCTTTGTATAGGTATTGGCAAACACGAAGCAGGTGATGTTGATGACAGTGATCCAGACAACACTCGCTATTTAACAATTTCAAAAAACAAACTGAGTGGATGGCACGGCACAGTAATTTGCAACCTACAGCCACAAATCTCAAGATATGTGGAGTAGTTGATGGATCAGGTATTAAAATACGAAAACATACAACAGGACGAAATTACTAAAAAAGTATCCAGTAATTTTGATTATGAATTTACAGGGGTTTCTGAATGTACTGTTCCTACTTTAACTGAGCTACCTAAAGATTTTGGTATTGGTTTGATTGTTGGGCCTTCAGGCAGTGGCAAGTCTACAATGCTTAAATTATTTGGTGAAGAAAAGCACCCACAGTGGCTCGACAATAAAGCTATTGTTTCTCATTTTGACGGGGCGGATGACGCACAAAATAAACTCAGTGCTGTAGGGCTAAACAGTGTACCTGCGTGGTTCAGACCGTATGAGATACTTTCAACAGGTGAAAAGTACCGCGCTAACTTAGCCAGACAATTAGGTAATGGTGCCGTAGTAGACGAGTTCACTAGTGTAGTAGATCGGTCAGTAGCAAAGTCTTGTTCCGCCGCTCTAAGTCGGTACATCAAAGGAAGCGACATACACTCAGTTGTATTTGCTTCGTGCCACTATGACATCATCGAATGGTTAGAGCCTGATTGGGTGTATGATACTTTGACTAGGGATTTTCTCCCGAGGGGGTATCTTCGGCGTCCCGACATTGAACTTGAGCTCATACCTTGCAGGGCGGAGTCGTGGGCAATCTTCCGCGACCATCACTATCTCTCAGGAAACCTCAATAAAAGTGCAAAACACTGGGTATGTCTATGGGGATCAGATGTCGTTGGATTTACCTCAGTGTTAACGATGCCCAGTGGAACGCTAAAGAATGCGTACAGAGGGCATAGAACCGTAGTTCTGCCTGATTACCAAGGGTTGGGAATAGGTGTCCGAATGAGTGATGCCATAGGTCAAATACACATTGAAGAAGGTAAGAGATACTTCAGCAAGACCACCCACCCACGCATGGGAGAGTATCGAAATAGATCCAGCAAATGGCGGGCTACTTCTAAGAACATGAAGGTGCGCTGTTTAGCAGGTGAAAATAAGAATTTTGATTGGGTTCCTAGAAGTGTCTTTTCTTATTCCCATGAATATATCGGGAGTAGCTTATGAAATTTCTTTTGACTAGGCAGGACAGCCACACATCAGAAATTATGGGAGCCGACACCGTAGCTCTATGCAAACTACAGGGCTTTAGCCCGAGGCTAGAGAACGACAGGCAGTCCCGAGAAGAAGCCAACGCATTTGGGTATAAGGCAGAGTTTGCCATAGCCAGATTATTTAACGCCGAGCCACCTGTGATTAACGTCTTATCAGATGGCGGAGTAGACGTTTGGCTAGACGATATTCCTGTAGATGTAAAATTTACAAACGATGAGTACGGCCCGTTGATCTTTGATAGTATGCAAAAGTTTCGAGCCGAAATCGCCATCTTGGTTGGCCGTACAGATGATGATGATGTGATGTCAATAAACGGCTGGGTCACTCGTAAAGAGTTCAAACAAAAGGCTGACAAACAAAACTTCGGTTATGGGGATCGGCTTTTCTTACGCCACACAGACATGAATCCAATAGCTGAGTTGTGGCATTTTTTAGCAAAAAGGAAATGGGGTGTTGAATGAGAACAATTGTATTTGATTTAGAAACAACGGTTCAAAGGGATACAGGGTCAATTGATAATAGTTGCTTTAATCCTAAGAACAAAATGGTCAGTGCACACTGGCTAATAATTGAAGATGGGGTAGTTGGGGACATTCATAGTAGAGTGTTCCATCATAACGAAATCGAAAAATCTGATTCACCAGATGATTTTATTCA